TCAACATCTTGCTTTTTCTCCTCTCCGGTGCTATAATCACCGTAAACCTATTTTTCTTTGCCGCTGTTCGGATTGCCGTCCGTCAGCGGCTTTTCTCATCCCTGCATGTATTCCAGTTCACCGCTCAGCGGTGCAAAGCACTGCGGGAACGCGTTGCCGTAGATATCTTTCAGCAGCACAAACCGCCATCCCATGCGATCTACGGTCTTAATCTGCTGTGTAGGCGGCAGCTTTGCCATCTTCTCGCAGCGCTGTTCCAGTTCAGCCAGTGTGCAAACGTCCTCCGGTCGAAAGTCCAGTCCGCCTTTGCGTCGCGGTGCAAACCGCATCACTCTCTCGGTATCAAACACCGAGCCATTGATTTTTACAATCATGTCATCACCTCCACTCCGTCCAGAAACAACCATCACCGATGCCGCAAGTACGGCTCATGAGAACCGGCTCGCCGTCATCGCCCTCGAAGATTTTGTCCTCGAAAGAATACTCCGGCTTGTCCTCGACGCCGAACCATCCCTCGCCCTCGCAGGTTTCCGGGTTGTACTGGGTGAAGTACCAGCCTAACCCCTGCGGGACTTCTCGCTTGTCCCAGTCCGGCAAGCTAAACTGTCGGAAATATTCGTGCTTTGTCATTTTCGTTCCTCCGTTCTCATGCTGATCGTCTTTGCGCTCTCGCGCATATGCAGGCCGTACTTAGCCGCGTGCATCGCCTTGCCGATAACCCGGCGCTGCATGTCTTTGACTTTCAGCGTCTTGCGTCTTGCTTCCGTCATATCCTGTTTTCTCCCCTCAGCGATAACGACCGCGATATCTCTGCCGGTGCTCATAGGCCGCAAGAAACACGCTTGCCCTTGCGGCTACAAATCCGACTGCCAGCAGCGCCAGCATGATAGCCGCACCGCTGAACAGGTCAATGCGGCCATTCTCAGTCATGCCACCAGAGAGCAGGACACCGAGAAAACACATTCCTGCAAGCCAGCCACAGCGTTTGTAGGTCATTGGTTTCAATCCCCTTTCGCGGTTTCTTGTAACCCTCGAACGTAGTGAGAGGGTTATTCTTTTCTTTCTTTCTTAGAAAGTTAAATTAATATATATTCGACCGTAGGGAGAATATATATATACTTCTTTTCTTTCTTTGTTACTTTCTTTCTTAAGCCTCTGTGTGTTGTCTGTGTGTTATCGGTTTGTTGATTGTGTGTTATCTGTGTGTTGATGGTCTGTTGTTGGAGTGTTACGCAGACGCTTCCGCCTGCACCAATCGGTTAGCCACATCGGCCACATGATAGCGACCGCCAGTTAAACGCGGAACACCATCTAAATACCTCTGCACGGTACGATAACTAACGCCAAACCAGTCTTTTAACTGTTTTGTAGTAATATATTCGCACCCTGCGAACGTGCGTAAACGGCCTTCAACCGTGCGCCTGCGGTTGCTTAATTCCGTTGCTGTCATTCGTTCAACCCTCCGCTTTCTGTGTGTTATTGGTGTGTTGATGGTTTGTTATTAGTCTGTTGCTTAGTGTGTTGATGGTGTGTTATCTCTCATCATCATCGTTGCCGCAACGCAGCATTGCACACACAATAAGCAGCGCCATTTCTACGCCCAGTGTTGCCAGCACTCCGGCAACAAAAGGTGGAATATACATCGGTGTTCACCTCCGTTGTGTGTCCTCTCTCGGCGTGTTATAATGACCGAGAAAGGAGGTGCTGTCATGCGTTTACCATTAGGTCCTCAACTCAAAAACATTGAGCAGGAAGCCGAATTGGAGTTCCGCGAATCCATCCAAAATCAGATGGACGAAGAACGCCGCTTGCGTGAAGAATCAGACGAAAAAGAACATAAATTCACGCTGAAATGGAACCGTATCAATTTAACGGTTGCGCTTATCGGCGTCCTATTTGGAATTGCCGGTTTTGTTGTCGGATTGCTTGCTCTCCTCGCTACGCATTAACATGATCTGATAGACCACGCTGCACGAGCACCAACCAAGCGAAAAAGCCGACAGGCAAAGGGCGATAATCTTTAGTGCCACGCTCTCACCTCATTCCGTAGAGCCGAAGTCCGGCCGCGGCTGAACGATCAGTCGCGGTTCTCCGCTTTCATCGTCACCGTTGTACTGTAAGCTGCCGCACTTTACTTCAAGTGTCAGCAAAGGCATTTGACCGCCCTTGTGCTCCAGTTTGTAGCCCATGCAGCCATACCGCATATCTACGCCGTCAACCGACAGCTCTTGACACTTCCCGTCGCGGTAGCTGATCTTGACATTTCGGAATTTTCCCATGTCCTTCTTACCTCCGCTTATGCGCTCTCGTTGTCATGGCGGTCGATACCCAGCAGATAATCAACCGAGCAATTGAACAGTTCCGCCATTTTTTCAAGAACATCCGAAGAAATCGGGGAACCATTTACATACTTGCCGTATGTTTTCTGAGAGATGCCCAGTTTTTCGGAAAGCTCATTTTTCGTCATGCCCGCACGGGCACGCTCAGCCTCGATATTCATTCTCATAATATTCACCTCCTCGAAATTTGAGTATCTCGAACCTTTAACTATATGATATTCTATTTACTCGAATTTGTCAACCCCTTACCAGAAAAAAAGTTCGAGCAGATAGAATTTTTTGTGTTGACTTAGGGCACAATAAGGTATACTATATAAGCAAGAGGAAGGAGTGAACAGAATGAGCACAAGAATAGCCGACGCTCGCAAAGCCATAGGTATGACGCAACGGACTTTAGCAGAAAAACTCGGGATTGCAGCAAGTACATTAAACGGCTATGAGAAGGGAAATCACAAGCCGGATTCGGATGTACTAATCGCAGTATCATCTATAACAGGATGTACCATAGATTATCTGTTAAACCGGGTCGATGGATTCCACGACTATTACGGCAAAGAAAAAGCCCCTGCCCCGGCCAAAGCCGAAACAGGGGAAATCACAAGAGAGATGTCTATTGAGTTGTTAAAGGCTCTCGGATTGCTCGACCAGTCCGGCAACCTTTCCGACGATGATCTCGCGTTTCTTGCGCACATCGTCGGATTGCTCGAATGGCGTTTCGGCGATCATTCGTAGCGCATTGTATATGCGCAGCGGGTTTGTGCATGAATTGAGCATTGCGGTAAAACGGTCGATGTTGTCCATGATGTTTGGTTCCTGCCTTTCCTGTTGTATACTCCTATGATATTACCTTAAAATGGAAATATCAATAAGAACCGTTCGCCTTTATCTGACATATAGTATAGCGAACGTTTGTTCGATTTTCAAGAGGATGCAAACAGCCTTGTTGCAAAGTCCAATAAACAGGACTTATTGCTTCTCTGGAGAGATTCCAGCCTCGCGCAGTTTCTTCGTCAAGAACTGCGCGACGGCTTTCGTAAGGTCACTAAAACCGGCTGCATCAAAGCCGACAAGATATCCGTTGTTTTCGGCATTGGTCAAAGCTGTTTCAGCAAGGCGGATAGCCTTGCCTCTCTGGTGCTTGGTAAGCGGCAACGTGTTGATATAGTGATATAGGGCTTCAACGCTCTTGATCGTCGTTTCATCACGTTTGACGTAAAGTCCGTTTCCGTATTCCATCGGTGATTAACTCCTTTCGCCCAGCAGTTTTGAAATGAAATACTGCTGACCCTTGCCGGTTACTTTAGGCGTTTTGTTTACGCTGATATGGCCGTCTGCATGGGTGACGCTTGTTTCCTTGACCTCAAACAAGCCTAACTCCATGCTTCGCTGTGTCGGCATATTGTAATCCGTTCCATGTCTGCGCACCAGATAGCCGTTGTCGCGCATCCATGCAAACAGCCGCTTGCCGCCCATGTCAACGCCGTTCTGCTTGATGATCTTTGCAAGATCGAAAATTAGAATAGAAGTCTTGGCCGTGGCTACGCTGTCCGCGAAAAGAACCTTGGGTGCGTCTTGCTCGATCTTCTCCGAAAGCGTGTGGATTCGCTTGTTGGCAATCTGCAAGGCGCGTGCCATTACCTTTTCCGGGCTGTTCCAGTCGCGTTCAAGCTGTAAGAAATACTGGCGTGCCTGCTTGCCCTTGTCGTTGCGCTGGAGCATGCAAAGCTCCTTTGCCATATCAATAGTAATAGCAGCGTCGTCTACAGTACGTCGTACTTCACGGTTTCCCTCGTATTGAAGGCGGTCAAATTTGACCGGGTTGAAATCACGCCCTTGCTCAAAACCGTATTCACACATACGAGGAAACCAATGGCGAAAATCTGCGCCGACTTCGAGAAAGTCGTGCAGCTCGCGGGCGGATACGGTTGGTTGTTCGTTATCGTAGTTTACAGTAATGATTTCGTTCATTTATGTACCTCACTTTCCGTAATGGGAAAGGAGCGGCGGGAGCATCCCCCGCCATGCGTTACTCCAATGCTATCCCCGTTTCGGGAAAAGCTGCTTTGCTGTAGCTACGGGTATAGTTTAACCAGCGTAACACAAAATGTAAATTGACAAAATAACGAGGGCAAAAATCAGAAAAACGTAATTTGCAAACTTTTTCAGAAAAACATTGTTTTTTCATTGATATATAACGTCACTGAATGGCAACGCATGCCGAAAAAATGCCGCTATATGTCCCACAAAGCCAATCTTCATACAATCTAAAAAAGTGCATAAAACAATTTTTAAGAAGTCGAAAATAAAAGGGAAGGTGAAATTATGTTTTGCACGAATTGTGGCACGGAATTCGAGGGGAATTTCTGCCCGAACTGCGGAACAAAGGCTGGTGAACAACCACCTGCACAAACAGTTGCCCCGAAGGAAACGCACGAGTATTACGACAAAGAAGGCGATCTAATCGACCTCGCCACGATCTACGGCGTATACAAGGACAGAACCAACATGGCCGCATTCTTCCGTAAATGCACCGATTACGATTCTGTCACTATCGGCAAAGCGCTGGACTATATCGAGGATAACGTAAAGCCTACAGAGTACGGGATGCTGGACACAATCCGCATGAAGCGTCAGATTGAAGCACCGATTGAGAAGATCATAAAAGTGCAAGCAGTGAACGACCCTTCGGTTAAATTGCAAAAGGCGCAGCTTTCCGAACTGAAAAAGGCGAACAAGCTACAGCAAAAAGAAATGAACGCACAAGCGCGTTGTCCGCGTTGCGGCTCCACTTCCCTTTCTGCGCATAAGAAGGGATTCGGCATCGGCAAGGCCGTGGTAGGCGCAGCCGTGACCGCGCCGCTGGGGCTGGGATTGATCGGTGCTGTAGCCGGAAACAAGGGCGCGAAAAAAGTCCGCGTCACTTGTTTGAAATGCGGAAAACAATTTTGGGCATAAAAAACGCCCACCGGCGGCAACCGGCGGACGTTATACGGGGGTAGAAATCTTGTGCAACGGAATTCTACCCTCTTATTATATCGAAAATAGGAGGAAAATGCAATGCCACGTCGAAAAAAAGACCCTCGCGGCTTTGTCCGTGAGACCGGAACGTATATGGGAAAGCACTACGACCTGAGAGCAAAAACCGAAAAGGAACTCAACGAGAAAATCAGAGCAAAACGCGCAGAGATCGAATCCGGAAGTAAACTCATTGAAGCCGGTGTTACCGTAAAGGAATGGGGGAAACGCTGGGTAGAAACCTACAAGTCCGGCGTGAAGGAATCCACGCGCAGGCTGATTGAGGGACGGCTTGTGAACTACGTCTATCCCTACATTGGGGATATCCCCGTTAGCAAAGTGCGGCCGCTGAACTGTCAGGAAGCGCTTAACTCTGCGGAAGGACGTGCGCCGGACACCGTAAAGAAGGTGCAGCAGGCAATCGAGCAGATGTTCCGCGCAGCCAAGCAGAACGGCTTGTGCGTCAATAATCCTGCGGAAGATTTGAAAATGCCCCGTACTGGCAAGCAGACGAGCCACAGGAGCATTACAGACCGCGAACGTGTTATTTTACTGGAAACTGCAAAGACGCATACTGCGGGGCCGTGGGTGCTTACTCTGCTGTATAGTGGCTTGCGTCCGGCGGAAAGCCTTGTGCTGACATACGCCGATATTACAGGCGGTATGATTACTGTTGACAAGGCATACGACCGGGACACCCGCGCCGAGAAATACCCCAAGTCAGACGCAGGCGTTCGCAAAATCCCGATCATCCCCCAGCTTGCCGCAGTCCTGCCGAAAGCCGGTTCGTTCGGTGAATTGGTTTTTCCGCGTAACGGGCACTTGTACGATGATAAGTCCATGCGTGCCATGTGGCAGGGTTTCCGCGCCGCTATGGATGATACCGAACGTGAGTTGATCGCGGCGGGAAAAATCTCACCCATTGCCGAGCAGATGCCGCCTATCGTTCCCTACGATCTGCGCCACACGTTCTGCACGGATTTAGAGCGTGCGGGCGTACCGCTCAACGTCGCAAGTAAACTCATGGGACACGCATCTATAGAGATCACCGCCAAGATTTACACTCACACCGGCGAGGATATGATTGAGCGTGCAGGTGAGCAATTAGCCGCCTTGTTCAGTCCCACATTTAGTCCCATCAGCGAAGTGCAAAAAACGCCTATGGCTGACATTATGCGAGAACTGCAAGAACTTCGTGCAGCAGTGCTCAAAGCCGTATAAAATAACAAAAAAGCCTTGTTTCAATGGATTTACCAAAGAAACAAGGCTTTTTAATATGGAGCTGCTAACCAGATTTGAACTGGTGACCTCATCCTTACCAAGGACGAGGTGAAATTTCGAAACCCCACAGTATGTCTGAACTTTTGACACTTCAAAAATTTTAGTCCCATGTCTAGTCCCACTTGACCTATACATTGTACCACAGATAGCGTGGGACTTCAACACCGCAATGAAGGGAGGGCATTTGCCCTCCCTTCATTCAATGCTTCACAACATACCGATAGTATGCCGTTTCCTTATTCTTCACTGCGTCCTTGTCTTCGAGCCAGAACGCACAAGCAGCGTCAACATAGTAATCAATGTTGCGGATGCCGTGTTTCTCGTTGACCTTGCCAAAGTCGGAGTATACAGCGTTCATTGCCACCCAGAATTCTACCGGGTCGTAATTCAAGTTGTGCTGCTGCATTACCTGCTTGCACTGTTCAAACGTCCAGTGCGGGCCGGTCGTGCCATCAGCGTTCTGCATGTTGTGCAGCCATTCGTCCGCCATGTCCTTAGTCATACGTCCGGTGTGCGTGCTGGACGCATAGCCCATAGTGCGCTCAGAACCGTGCGTCTTGTCACCTACATAAGAAGTATCCCCCATGTAAGCATCATCGTCACGGAAGCCAATAGGGCGCATCTCGTCATCGTAATCGGGGTACTCGTCATACTCCGGATATTCCATGCTGCTTTTGGGTGCAAAGCGTCCGTCAGAATAACGGCGATAATTCCGCATCTCCGGTTCGCCGCCGTGAATACGCTCGTCATAGTAACCGTAAGGCTCAATATGATTGTACCGATACCGCACGCCGTAATGCTGGCGATCTTCGGGGTACGTCTTGCGGATTCTCCATTCCTCCGGCGAAGCATTCTCTCGGCGGGTGTGCTGCATCAACAGCATTCGGGTTCCTCGTTTCATGATGATACCCCCTTACGCCGTCGGCGCGGTGCCGTTAATAGACCGCAGCGCGTCAGAATGAGAGCAGCAGGAATTACCGAGCATTCGGAAACTGCCGCCGCTGGACGAAGTGACAACGCGACACAGGTATTTGTGACGGGTGTCCAGATTAAACACTGTCGCCTGTGCGCCGTTGCATTTCAGCAGCGGATACGTTACCGTTCCGTCGCCGATTGTGATTACTACCGGTGCGCCGATGATCGTTGTGCTCGGAATGTTCTGAGCGATTACGATTCCGTATACGCATCCGTTCTGATAATCTCCCGCCGGAATGTTCACCGTCAGCACGCCGCTTGCGTAAGTCACGCCCTGTGAGATACGCAGGTTCGGACACAGTTTTTGTACAGGCTTGCAAGCCATAATCAAAACCTCCTATCAAAGCCGGGGGAATGCCCCCCGGCTGAACGTATCTCTCACATGCCGCAGCAGGTGTTGCAGCCGCAGCCGGAAAACTGGTAAGGTGCCGGAACGGGAAACGCCGGAACGGGTGCCGGACGCAGCGCGTTTACAAGGTAGTTGTTCTGCGCCTCCTGAGAAGCCGCAAACTTGAGCGTCTGGTTCTCATTCTGGAGTGCCGCGATCTTCTCCGCCTGACGGGTGCTCTCCATCTGGTCGATGCGTGCAATAATGCGGTCGGTGTCGTTGTGCGCAGTCTGGATAATGTCACGCGCATTGGTAGCCGCGTTGTAGTTGGTCTCGCAGAAACCGCGCTCGATCTGACGCTGCGTGTCGCAGCAGCAGCTTGCCATCTGCGTACCCAGTGCAGTAAGACCTGCGGTAACGCCGTTAAAGCCGGTGCTCATGTTCTGGTTTACGCCGTTGATAAGCTGGGCGTTCTGATAGCCGAGCTGGCAAACCGAATTGTCCACGCCGTGGAAGCCGTTAGAAACCGCGCTGCCGAGCGTGTTGAAGCCGGTCAGCATACCGTTGTTCATACTGTAAAAGCCGTTGCACAATCCGTCCTGAATGCCGAGAACGGAACGGGACAGGTTGTTGAAGTTGAACTCACTGCACAGATCGGAGCGAGTAACCGCGCCCTGATACCCTGCGCCGTTCGCACCGTTGCCGCCGTTGTTGCCCCAGCCCCAGCCGTTGCCGCCGAAAATCAGTGCAATAATCAGAAATGCGAAAATCCAAGAGCCATCGCCGCCCCACATACCGTTGCCGGAGTTGTTGCCGCTGTCACTGCCAAGAGCATAGCCGGTTGCAAAATCGTTATCCATGTTATATTCTCCTTTTCAGTTATATTTGATCGGAACCGTACGCTTTCCGAACATGACAAATTCACGCCGGATTTTCGTCAAGATTCCGTCAAAACTGAAAATGGATATTTACTTGATCTTCATGCCGAATTGCTGTGCAAACTCGCCGAGGTCGATTCCCCGTTCTTTGGCGATGTTCATCGCCATCTGCCGCAGTGCATCCAGACTTTTCCCCTGCATACTCTGCATAAGCTGATTCACCATCGGAGCGTTGCCTGTCATCTGCTGCAAAAGCACCGTCGGGTTCCCGCCGTGCTGCATCAGCTGCATCAGCTGAATTATGCTCATCATGCCTCGCTCCCTCCCAACTTGTCGCACAGCGTGTTGAACCGTGCTTTCAGCTCGTCAAACTCGCTTCTCGGAACGAACATTGACAAATCCGTTTCCGAGGGTTTATTTGTTTCCTGCATCTGCACCCGGCTGTATGCCGCGAAATCCGCGCAGCCGGTTTGAAGGTTGAGCTGCTTTGTGTAGATATAGCCGTGCGCCGTGTCCGGCATGATAGTAAGCGCACCGGAAAAGTCCGTCTGTACCGCGCGTGCTTCCTCCACGCTTGCCACAGGTCGAACAATATGCTGTGGAGATTGCACCTGCTGTTGCATTGGTGTCTGCATTGGCTGTTGCGGGTACTGCTGTTGATACTGCGGCGTGTAGCCAGTGTAACCATAAGGATATGCCATTAACCCAGCACCTCCGTAACGTGTTCGCTGATGGATTTACTTACCGCCTCTTTGTAGGATATATACTCCTCTAAGCAATCTGTGTTGCCTGCGTTGCGGTAAACTGCTACAATGCGACGAGCGCACTCAGGGTCATACCCCATGCGTTCAAGTCTCTGTTCGTAACTCATGCGATCACTTCCTTATACTTTCAGTATAAGGTCTACAGGGCGTGAAAACCTGTCACAAATCTGTCAACTTGCTGTCACAGCACGCGCAGCATTTTGCATTTGATGCTGTTCAACCGACGATGCACCGTGCTTTCGCTCATGTGCAGCGTCATGCAAATCTGAGTAATAGAGCGCGCCGATGTTCGCAGATCAAACACGGCGCGTTCTTCTGGTGTAAAATTGCACTCACGCCGGAAGTATTCCACCTCCGGCCTTGTAAATTCCGTTAATTTCATGCGGTATCCCCTCGTTATGGTGTCACCGCATATCTTTCCCCTTGTATAAAAAAATCGGGTGCGACACACTTTCGCGCTTCGCACCCTATAAAAACACACCGTCCCACGTCCTCTACGTCTATACCCTATGTAGGTTCATAAGGCTTCGGGGAGCGCAGGAACAATGAGTTTTTTCAATCCTGATAGAATTATACCATATTTTATGTCCGTCCGCAACTTAGCCGTAAAGGTGTGCACGGTCGTTGATAACCAGTAGGCGCAGCAGGTCGGTCGTCAGTGCCAGCTTGCCCTGATCGTCGCCCTGCAAAAAGCCCTTGTTCACCAACTTCTGCACGGTGTCTTTCGCCCACGCCGGGCATTCGGCAACGCTGTTGTATACTTTCTTTGCGCTTTCCGCTTTGTTGATCTCCTGCTTTGCGATTGCGCGGGTCTGTGCTTCCGTCATATCTTCAACCTCTTTCTCTGTCAGCATGGTTTTGAACTTCTCCCACAACTGAGGATTGCGAATCCACGGTTCGGGACAATTTTTTCTCGTCACATCATAGTGACGGCACACGCGCGATACCGGTACATGGTACTTTGCCATCAGCGCACGGGTCAGCTTTGCGGCGTTCTGCATCGTCGCTTCGGGGATAACGTACACGCCATTCCGGATAACGCTGCACATTTCAATTCCAATAGAATTAGCGTTCCGGCAGTCGTTGTAGTAACTGCCGCCGCGCTCCCTGCCGCAATGCCATGCCGTGTCGCTGTCCTTTACGCTCTGCACAACGCCGTTCGGGTCTACAAAGTAGTGTGCACTGGCACGCAGTCCGCTTTCTCTTGCAAAAAAGTCTGCATTGTTCTGTGCCGTATCGCCGTTGTTGGACGTAAAGTGTAAGCAAATCCAGTTGATCGGGAACGAACGTCCCTTCTGATAGTTGCTCGGGTTGCAGCCTTTAAAAGTGATTTTCAATCCAATCACTCCTCGTAAATAATCTCGATACCGTAGGCTTTTGCTGCCTCGTGTTCCAGTTTGCAGCCGCGTGCGTTCTCCCACCCTTTGCAGAAGTACGCAGCGTGGCACAGGCTCATGTTTTCGAGTGACTTTGCAAGGAAACACAGCGGGATTTGCACTACACCGCGCTCCGCCATGCTCTCTTTGCTGTACCACTCGTCCGTAAACAGGGTGTTGATAATCTCAAAGCCGCGTTCTGTCAGTGCTTTGATAGCACGTTCACGCGTTGCAACAATTTCTTCATCCGTCTTGCCGGCCATCGGCTGAGATAACATAGCTTTCTTCACTTTATTTATCCTCCTTTTTCGGTTTCACATAAGTCAGCGCCGCCGCGCTGTCCGTCACGCCCGCCGTCGTCGGGTCGATGAACACCGCCAGCACCGCAAGGCACATGGTGCAAAGCTGCACCGGATTAGACAGCACCGAAACAATGCCGTCCCACACAGCCGCCCAACTCGTAAACGTCTGCGGGTCAACACCAATTGCCGTAATCGCCACGGACACCACGCCAACCCAAAACCACGGATTCTTCATTCGTACAGGGATATTTACCTTCATACTCTCACCTCGCAATATGGTCTATAGCAATTCCTTCTAAGAACTGCTCGTATTCCTTCGTTGTCTTTTCAATAGCCGCAAGTCCTGCCTCTACCTCTCCGTTGCAGTGACCGCGCTTTAATGCCATTGCTACGCCAACGGTAAGCTGACAGTTTGCGTTAATCATTGCAAGCTGTAAGCGTCCCTCTTTGGCTCGTTGTTCCGCCCTCCGGTTTACCCGCTCCGATTCTTCCTTTGCTCTCTTATCACGCTTGCCGGACTGCGCCGCCATAGCAGCGCAGATAATTCCGGCAGCACCTGTGATAATGGTGCAGATAACTTCCGTCGGCATAATCAAATCCCCAGCAGACGCTTATCCTCAACGCTGAGAAGTTCAGGCACGCCGGTCTGCTGTGCGCGCCAGTGCTTGTACTGAGCGCGCGAGAGCGCGTCATGCTTGAGGTTGTGGGCGTTATCGAACTTATCGAGCTGCACGCCCATGTCTCCGTGGTACTTCTTCACTTCTGCGTAGTTCTTGATGTAGATGTTGTTGGGATACATAACTTTACTCCTTTTCCGTTGTGTTTATCGTGTGCTTACTCCGCCGTACCGCCGAACTCAGCAGGCACAAGCTCCGGCATACCGCACTCGTCGATCAAGATTTCCGCGACCTGCTTCTGCAGCTTTTTCGGTACCTGCTCAAACTCACACTTGCCCAGAATTACGCGCTGCGCGAATAACATTGCCATCATAATAACCGTCCTTTCAAAACGTTCTCGAATGTTGTTGATTAACTTACGCATAGACGACTTCTGCCATCTCTGCGATGCAGTCCTCGTAAAAGGACTGCTGATCTGCCAGCGCCGCGACCTGCTGCTTGAGCGTTGCGTTCTGCGCCGCCAGTTCTTCATTTTCCGTCACGAGGTCAGCCTTGCTTTTCTCGTTTGCCTTGGCTTCCCGCAGCAGGTTGTCGTAGTTGGCTTTTACCTCGTCCAGCAGACCGGGCGTATCCTCCACCTCGGTTGTGTACTCATCGTACACCCAACTGGTGTGACCATCTTTGTCCGTCTCCTGCTTGGCATTCAGTGTCAGCCGCACCCACGCCCTGCCGGGCTTGTTTGGCATACTGCCTGCTGCAACCTCGGGTGGCTTGATATCGCCATGTACCTTCATTTATATCACTCCTTTCAGGCTTCGCACAGGAGACGCGCGGAGACGTAGGCGTACGAGCTCGACGTGGCGTCGTTCGCATAGAAGCACAACAGGCCCGCATAGGCGCCGTAGGACCAGTCGCCACCAACAAACAAAACGCGCCAGCCGGACGAGGAGCCCACGTAGTCCGGGACATATGTTGTTTCCGAGCCACCAGAAGTTTTCGGAATGAGCAGACCATTGTCGGTAACAGTCAAATCCTTAATCCAACCAGATGCAGGCAGTGTACCAATATTGGTGTAGCCGGTTGCGGTATCATCCGCGTACTTGCTCGGGTCAGTGCAGTAGTAAGCTGTTGTACCGTTGGCATTAAAGCCGTCTACCCACTGCAACACGTTGCCCCAGAGGTTTTCAATCCAGCGGTACTGAACTGCGGTCTTACCATCTGTACCGGCTGCGCGTCCGGTGTGATAGGTCATACTGTCTGTGTTGCCGGAGTTCAATGCGGGGCTGCTGCCATCCACGTAGCCGCGCCCGATCTTCGACTGACAGTTCCAGTCTGCAAACTCAATGATATAAAGCCAGATAATCGCGCAGTAAGTTGCAAAATCGTACAGGTGAAATTTCGAGCCGACACTCTTTGCCTTGCTGCGCGCTGTTGCGCGAGTGATGTTGACATACGGAGACTCCTCCGTTTTACTGTATCCATTAGCAAAAGCGTCCATGTGGTATTTGCCGATGTACTTTCCGCTGCCTGGGTGTTTAGTAAATCCCGTTGCAGGATTATCTGAGATGTAAAAATACTGCTTCACGCCGTTTCTCTTCGCAGCAACATAAAACTCCGGGATAAACACCATAGTTCGAGTATTAGTTCGGGCAAAGCCACTATCCCCTTTCCACGCCGTCACCTTACCGGAGCTATCGAGGTTGCATTCCTTCATCCCGCTCCACGGTGCATAGCTGTCAAAAGGCGAACTGCCCGAACCTGTGCCGACTGCCGGTTTAGGCTCAGTCGTAACACTCTTGGTAACATACCCATAAGGGTCAGTGCTCGGTGTTAAGCGCGTCAGCGCCGTGCTCGAATTGCTCGTATCCCAGCACACGCAAAAAACGTTAGCGTAACTCAGCGTCAGCGACTTGCTCTGACCACTGACTGTAATCTCCACCGTGCCGGTTGCCGTGTTGCCGTCCTTGGTAGCCTTAATTGCCCATGTGCCCGCCTTACCGACGGTAAACACAGCCGTACCGGTGCTCGTCTTGGCCAATACCGTGCTGCCCAGTGTCGCCGTAACTGTTGAACCACTGTCTACGGTTACGGTAATCGTACTCTGGAATTTCTCAAGATTGACACTCAGTGCCGTATAATAAGCCTTGGTTGTAACCTCGGTTGTATACGTCGTACCGGACAGCGCTGCACTCAGCGTGTAGGTCGTGTTAATGCCCAGCACGCTGACCGTAGCCGTCAGGCTGCTGTCTACCGTGCCGGTGTAGGTTTCCCCGTCGCCCTTGAGTGTCCATGCCTGACCGACAAAATCAGCCGCAAACGTGATGGTGATGATTGAACCACCGCCAGAACTCGGAGCATTTACAGCGCCGAGTACATTGTCTTCTGTAAAACCTGCATACTGCCCTTTCTTGCCCTTTATTTTGTCCTGCTTGTTATCCCATGTTCCCGACTTTTCAATTACTTTACCGACCGCATCATCAATCTGTGCGCCGGTATGCGAGGAATTATAAGCCATGCCATCACTCCTTCATGCAAAGAAATTCGTTTCCTTCTGCGTCCAGCATGGTTTCGCTGCTGTCAGACGGGATAAAACCCCAGTTGTCGTTCCAACTGCCATCCATACCCTGTGCATAGAGGGAAATGCGGTAAATGCCGTCACCGGAAAGCAAGAAATCGTCGTATACCTCGAACTGTCGCTGTGTTGCAGCAGGGGTTTGAGAGAAGGACGCAATGAGCGTCCCTCTCCCTCTGCCCCATTCCTCGCCGGACTTCGTAGCGCGGCACTCGAATGCCTGATACGGAATGTCCGACTGAAACGCAACAATAACTTTGTCGAAGCCAGAAACCGCCGAAATCCTCTCTCCCGTGATGGAAAAAGTCAGATTTGGAGCTGCCATTTACGCCACGCTCCAAGTACCGGCAGCGTTCTTTACGAACACCTTGACGATCTTCACGCCGTCACCGGAAGATGCAGCTTCGAGGTCTGCGCCGTTGATAGTGACGTTGATAGCGGTGTCCTTCTTGTAGCCACCTGCAGTGCCGCTGGTATTGGTAGAACCGGCAGTAACCGGAATCTGAGTACCTGCATTTTCAAGGCTGGATTCGCTCGGAACAACCTTGATCTTGTATTCCTCGAAGTCCGCATTAGCAGAGAACGAGAACGCAGATACGTTGAAGGTTGCCACCTTAGAAATCTTGCTCTTGTCCGGGCCGGTAATCGTAACAACCGGAACGGCAGTATCCAGCGTGATCTTCGCGGTAACCGTTGCGGTTTCGTTGCCTACGTCGTCTCGCACCTTAACAGATACGGTTTTCTGGCCGTCGCCAGTGGTCAGCGTGATCGCCTTAGACTTTACAAACGTTGCCCATGCCGCTTCGGATTCCGTTGCTGCACCCGCTACGCCCCAAATCTTCATCTGGTAGCCGGTAGTTTCGGTATCCGTCAGACCGATCGTTGCCGTTACCGCCGTGCTGGTTGCATAAGCAGCACCGTTGTTCAGCTTGAGAGTAAGCCCGGCAGGCGCGGTCGTATCCAACGTTAAATTAAAGAAAGATGCCATGTTTTACACTCCTTTTGTGTTCAATTCAAGGTAAAGGTAGGAACTCTTGCGGCGATAGAGCAATTCATCACCCAAATACGCCTCGTAAATTCCCATCTTTCCTAAGAAATACGCGATAATGCTTTTGTCTCCGATATACATGCCGTCACCCCGTTATCAGATAAAGCACAGTTTCATCGTGCTTTTCGATTGCGTCATACTCTGCACGGGTCAAAACGCGAATAGCGGAAACATCATTTGAAAACACGTTGCCATGCCCACCGCCCGATGCAGGTACGCCGGTATCTTCTTCGCCAATCCACCAGTTACCGTTGTCTCCGATGAAAGGCGTTAAGCCCTTGGCGGGAACGCCAGTATCTTCACCAGCGATAAACCAGTTGCCGTTTTCACCTACGGTCGGATAAGTGTTTGCAAGCTGCTGCATACGCTTTTCCAGCTCCGTAAATTCGCTTGGAATCTCAGCCCAATGCGCGTCTCCCGACATACTCGACGGCACAAACACCGTGATTTTGTTCGTGTGCTGTACCTTATCGCCTTGCGTTCCGCGCAGCTGCATGGTGTATACACCGGAGATAGCAAGCATTTGGGCGGTCAGAACAATAGACGCTCCGTTTTCGTCCGGAGTAAGCCGTAAGATGTCAAAATACGGTCCGACGCTTACAAACATATCCCAGTCATATCCTGCGGGCAAATCACCGTGTACCGACAATTTTCTTGTGAGATTGTCATACTGCATAGCGAGGAAATCACAAGTTGATGTTAATTTCCAATCGTTGAAAAGAATCATGTTCCGCCACCCTCCAATGCCGCGACACGCGCAGTCAGTGCGTCTAATGCCGCTTTAAGTGCATCGTTTCCGGCTGAGGTGTCGTTTACTTTATCGACTGCATTATCAATGTCCTCACCGCTGTATCGGCTTGTGTAGTAAGTATCAGCCATTAAACAACCAACCTCCTTCCGTATTTGTCTGAAATGATTTTGCCGTTCTTGTCATGGACTGCACCGGAATCAGAAAGTGCTTTAGGCAGGCGATAATAAATAAGAACGCAACCCGGTGCACCGTCAGTCCCGCTTGTTCCTGCTCCGCCTGCTCCTCCAGATTCTGATGAATAAGTTGCGTTGAGCGTTACAGCACCTACACCGCCGCCGCCACCGCCACCGTGTCCGCCGTGTCCACCAGCGCCGTATATAGTCGGTGCTATAATTGCATCTGGAGTTCCACCGTTTCCTCCTGTATAGCCATGAATTGTTCGCAGGCCGCCACTGTTCATAATGGCATTTCCGCCATCCGAACCATTTATGCCATACGCAGCGCCACCACCGCCACCGCCAGAACCGCCTACAACGGTTCCATCTCTTTTGGTTCCACGAACGCCAGTTCCACCCTTTCCTCCGAGATATGTTAAAACATCGCCTCCCGAATTGCCGCTCACCTTTTCGTCGGTGCTTGGAGCACCTCCATCACCGCCATCTGCGCCTGTGATTCCATCGGTTCCCCATACACCATACGTTATTCCCATTGTCGGTTCAAAAAATCCCTCAGAAGATGATGCGCCATCTTGCGATGTATATCCCGCGAAAGAAGTGTCCGTGCCAGCTGTTCCTGCATTCACAGTATCAGAGGAATATTCTCCGCCTACTCCTTTAACGCCGATTTTTGCATTGAATTGATCGTTTGGAGTTACTTTCAGTTCGATAGTATAAATTTTTCCGCCCTTGCCTGCGGTTCCTCCTTTTCCTCCTTTTCCTCCTTTTCCGGGGCGTATTCCGTGGGTATTGGTAGCTTCATCTGTACTTTCGCCGTTTTCACCGCGTTCGCCTGAATCGCCGCCTGCACCGCCGCCAATCAGAACAATACGGACACTTGTAACTCCATCCGGCACAGTCCACGTCCCGTCTTTGGTCAGAACCTCAACCGTATCGTAATACTCCTGTTCGCCGATATCCTGCGGCTTATAGCCGACCAGCACGCTTTCTTGCGCTGCCAGTCTACCGGACACGGTAACGTCTGCACTTTCAATACATCCGCTTACTTCACCGCCGTAAGGGTGCGTAATCTGCACTACATCGCCGGGAATTTCGCGCTTGATGGCGATTTTGTTGTTGATGCGCTCATTGTGGCTGTAATATTCGGCAAGGCGTTCCGCAACAGCGTTTGCGTTTACCAGAGATACAAGCGTTGCGTTCTCAACCTTTACCGTGTTGTCAGACTGTTTAACCAGACTGCGGCTGCGGGTGTTTGTCGGGGTGATAATCTGTCGCGTAACGTGAGTGTACTTCTTGCCATTCAGCACGCCGGAACCGGCGGTAACGATAGCATAGTTTGCGCCGCTTTCTGTGATTTCAAAGCCTGTGGCTTCGAGATCATAGCACGGGTCTTCAAACGTGATCTTATCGCCCGCTGAGGTAGTGCCGTTGAACAGTTCCGTAACTTCCGTTGTGCTCTGCGAATAGGCGTGCTCAGTAACGATAACCTCCGTAACCGGAGTTGCATATTCTACCGAGCCGCCCGCATACATTTCACTTGCAGTGATTTCGCTGGACTGTCCGTCCCACAAACCCTCAATGCGGATTGCACCGTTATAGTCCACTTTAAGCGTTGCACCGATAGCAAACAGCACTTGCGCAAGGTTTTCGCGCCGCGTTGCAATAGGAAGCCAACCGTACAGCTTGATGTTGGCAATGTTGGACTTCACATAACAGGTCAGCGGCTTGCAAATGTCCGTACACACTTCGCGCACAGTTTCGCCGGTATAAATACCGCCATCGTGGTAGGTTTCATCCAGCAGGCCAACGGTCGAGGTGCAGGTAAAGTGGTAAGTGTTGATAGAGGTGCGAGAGATTGTCTGCACATAAAAAATCCCCATCTGATTTCCGTCATGGTAGAAAGTCAGTGGGGTGTTACGGATAAACTCCGTTAAACTGGTATCATCCGACTGCACATCAAAAGAAAACGTGTCGATTTCCAGCGAGGCACTGTTCAGCGGACGCGCATAGTACGCATTTCCGCTGATTACATCGTGTGCATCGAACGTGCGGTCAAGATATGTAATTGTATTGGTTCCCATGTGTCACGTCCTTTGCGGTGCCATTGCGATAAACTGAACGGAAAGCCCCGTCCAGTATGCTTCTCCGGGTTTCTTGCGAATGAGGTTATCTTGTCCAGCAGTAACATATGCGTTAAACGTAAGCGTGCTCTGTGCATACGGAACAACAATTCTGTGACTGTCCTGCGGTGCACTCAGAACCTCGTACAGCGCATCGTAGTCACCGTACTTGCCAACTGCGGGAAGAATCGTAATCTCGTAGTTGTAAAACGTACCGATGATGTCACGAATCATTGTGCCGCTGAGTGTTCTTTCTGCGTTCTCGCCGTCGAGCACTTGAAATTTGCGGGTAAGTCCTGTAACAAGGACGTTGTACTTCTTGCCGTCTACGGTAAGTTCCATTTATGCACCTCCTGTTACAAGGCTCACGCCGCGCCGCCGAGTTTCGCCGCTGTTGTATGGGCCGGTAATGCGTGCAAACTTCGCGCCGTCGATGTAAAGCTCGATAGGTTGACTGCTGTTGCCCGTGCCGCCGCGTGCGTCCAGTGCCGCGTTAAACGCATCAATCATGGTAGACAGCGGGGTTTCCACGTTCACGCCGCTTTTCTGATCGCCCAGCAGCGCGAGAAATTCGCTGTTCGGGCTGATAACCGCACCGTTTGCAAGGGCAGGAATGTCAAGCGAATACGCGGCAGTTGGAGAATCCATCGAAAATGCGCTTAATCCGCCACCCAATGCGCCAACAAGCGACGAAATACCACTTCCAATGCCACTTCCAATTTTGCTAATCAGATTAAGGACAAAGGAAATAGCGTCGCCCAGTTTCGTAATGGTATCCGTCAATCCCTTGATAATAGAGATCACAGAAAAACCGATAAACTGAACGATAGGTTTGATAAGGCTCCAAAGCGTTTGCAGAATCGGAGCCAGTGCAGATACTACCTTGTATATTGCCTGCAAAGCCGCCGCAAGAAGATTGAGAACTGCCGGAGCAGCTTCTTCAATAGTCCAGCTCGCAAGCGGAAGTAAGACGTTCTCCCATGCCCACGCAAGGCCGTTCACAATCAGGTCTACAACCGGTTCGAGTGCTGCCATGAAATTGTTAAATGCCGTGACAAGAGGTTCAAAATTCAAACCACTTGCCCAATCCGCCGTTGCCTGTGACATTTTATCAATTCCGGCTAATACATCATCAATGATTTTGAGGATGCTCTCCCAAATTGCTACGCCGTTGTTGTTGTATTCCCACGCAGATTGCAGGTTTTGAGCCAGTGATTTTATCGCATTTTCAATATTCGTGATGATGGAAAGAATATGTGAGAAGATGCTTTCGCCTAATCCTGCGTCAGACCACGCCGCAATAAACGCTTGACCGATAGAATTAACGAGATTCACAACCGCCGTAATCATTTGTATCAAGGTGTTTATCATCGTTTGTCCGGCATTACCATCGTTCCACGCAGCTAAAAACGCTTGACCGATTGCGCTAATTGCCTGAACCACCGTGGTAATGAGGGTCATAATGCTTTGCAGCATGATTTGTCCCGCGTTACCATCGTTCCATGCCGCAATGAACGCCTGCCCAATAGATGTGATAATCTGAATGATCGTGTTCAGCAAGTTCATAATTGCTTGCAGCATCTGTTCGCCCGTGTTATTCGTGTTCCACGCATTGGTAAATGCCGTTGCAATGGCGGTAATCAGATCGAAGATGGTTTGCAGCAGCAGTTGAATATTGTTCAGCGTTTCAAGTCCGGTTCCGTTCGTCCAGATTGCCATAAACGACTGACCGATAGCGGAAACCATGTCTTTCAGCGCAGAAAGAGCGTTCTTTGCGCTTTCAATAGTCTGCTGTCCGTACTGCGCCCACGAATCCTGAAATACTTTCCAGAAGTCAGTGAGCCATTGCGGTGTCTGATTTTTTACTGCGGAATAATCCGTATCAAACTTAGGTGCGCTCGGGTCGGTCGTGTTACTGCTGTTATTGCTTAATTTCTGGACTGTATCGAACGATGCAAGAGCCTTTTCAGCTTTCTTCGCAGACGATGCCGTGGAATCCAGTGCATCCGTTTGCTTGTTCAGTTCCTTTGCATTTTCCTGCGCCTGCTGTGCGGTCGTACCGAACACAGACGCGATAAACTGCGCCATCTGCGCCGTTACCTGTGCAAGAGCCTGCATCAGCTTATTCAGCCATGGGATGATAGATTCATAGATAGGCTGAAACGCCGTCAGCAGGTTGCTTTTCACCTGTCCGAACGACTTTGCAAACGTCTTGTTCGCAAGCAGAGCCTTGCCCAAACGGTCAGCCATTGCCGTAAGCGCTTTGGAAATCAAGTTGAAGAACAACGCGCCCGCAACGATAGATCGCAGACGCACACCGAACGACTGCACGCCGCCCGTTGCTTTCTTCATGGACTTTTGGCTGGAACGTCCGAAATTGGAGAATTTGGATTTGAGCTTGTCAATCGCAGCGCCCAATTTGCCGCCGAGCGAATTTTGCAGACTGCCGACAGACGTTTTCAAGCCAGCGCCTAAACCCGCAACAACTCGTTTCAGCTTAGCCATTTTGGAATTTGTCTGACTTACGAAGTCGTTCATTTCCGATTTGGACTGTTTCAGCCCGGCCTTCATGTTGCCTAACTGCGTGGTCTCATTGTCAAGGCTTTGCCGTACATTCTGACCGGCGCTGCTCATCGTGGACGATTGCTTGATCTCAGCAAGCTGTTGTTTCAGTTGTGCTGCTTTATCATCTGCGTTTCGCAGAGCTTCGCCCAATTTATCCGATTCAGCAACAAGCGAATTCAGCTTTTGCGCCGATTCCGAGAATTCCTCCTGTGGGATTGCGCCCGTTGCCGCCTGTTTCAGTTTGGTGTTGTAATCGCTCTGAGTCTTTTCAATCTCAGCGTTTACTTCATCCAACCGAGCAGCCAGACGTGCGGCTTCTTTCTCCGTTGCTGCAAGATCGGCTTGCATTTTAATGCCCTTCGTGCCGCCAGCGGCTACCTTGTTCCACTGTTCAGCAAGTTTTTGTACCTTTGCGGCTTGTTTATCTACGGCGGCTGATTGCTTTTCAATGTCTTTCGTCATTTGTGCAATCTGTTTTTTTGCTTGTTCGTCGCTTACAGTAGCGTCGATTCTGATAGAGCCATCCGCCATTTATTCACCGCCTTTCTAATTGATCTGCGCCCAGAAAGCGTCAATAGCTTCCTTTTCCTCCTCGGAAAGTGCGGGTGCAGGGGTTAAATTACGTTTGAGACGTTCGTATTCCTGTTTCTGTTTTCCCTTCATTTTGCTTGTGTCCGTGCCTCTGATTTGCAAGGCATGAGACATTGCAGAATCTTCGTTAAGACTTTCCATCATTGCCATAAACTCAAACCAGTGCAGATTGACCTTGTGCAGCTCAATGCCGAACGTCTGCCGGAACGATGCGTACAACCGTGCAGAATCGAAATCGAACCACATCATGCGTTTACCGCCGGGTTCAATCTCTCTATCGTCGCCACAGCGAACAAACCACTGTAAACCTTCCAGTGCAATGTCAATGGGCGGCATCCCTGCTCCGTAAAGCAAGGATAATGCCACCCATACACGGTCATTATCGCTTAAATCCGGGTCGTCCAATGCAAGGGAAATCTGAATGCCGATTCTGTAATCCGTGCGAATCAGATACCCCTTGTAAGAGCTTGGCAGGCGGTCGAGCAGCATGTTAAACACTGCCGACACGCTCCGCGCTGTACTTGCTCATGTTTGCTGCACGTTTCTCAACGTGGCTGTCAATGATGGGGGTAAGCTGTGCGAAGAAATCAAGGAACTGGTCGGAGGACGGAAGCACCGCACCAAACACCTTCGCGCAAGTATTTTCGCCAATCAGCGCGTCGATTTTGTCCCTAACGTCTTTGTCAAACGCCACAATATCGTCCAGCGTGTCCAGAACGTCGCCTTTCTTCTCAGAAATAGACGTTGCCTTGTCTTTGATTTCATTCAGCAGGTCGAAAAAGCCTTTGACAAAGCTATCATCAGACAGCGGAAGGGAGATCGTCTCTCCCTTGTCGTTGACTTCAATAACCTTTACGCCGCTGTTTACGCGGATACTATCCATTCCTCGTTACCTCCTTATACGGATACGTTCGCAGTGAATACCGGTGCGCCGCCGGTGATCTTAACAGTGCCCGGAATCGGGTCGCCTACATAGTTCAGCGTATATTCCAGCGTCGGGGATTCGCCGCCTGCGCCGCCGTAGGTATCAACCTGTACAGATACTTCCTGCACCTCTGCAACATAAGTCGCAGTGTCGCTGTCGCTGGTAGCATTCCACATGTCCACATTCAGCAGCCATGCGTGAGAATCTGCCAGAGTAGCACGAGCGCGACGCTTCTTGTCGATAAACTCAAACACATCGTCGCCCTTGGTGCACTGCTGAGAAACGCTCATGGTCGGCTGATAGCCGGTAATCTCAGTAGTTGCAGAATCAGAAATAATGTCCTGCTCGGTCTCGGTCTGTGCACCATAGTCCGTAGATGCTTCGGTTACGTTCTTGCCGATTCGTGCCCACTTTGCAGCCGAATACTCGCCCATCTTATCGCTGGTATCCAGAAAATGAGCAATAAGAGGACGTTTGATCTTTTCAGTAGTTGCCATTTTTACACCTCAACTTCATAGTTAATGGTTAAGAGGATTTGATAATCCTCGGTTAAATCTTCGTATCGAGCGATAAGCCCCGCAGGGGTCGTTCGCTCAACAGATGTGACGGTCATTCCCTCACCGAGATCAGGCGGGTTTTCTTCCGCCCATGCTCCCAGCTCATTCAGCAAGGATTCAACGTCGAGACGTTCCTCGCTGTCGGTCGGCAGGGCGCGATACATCACGCCGAACGGGTACTGTGCAGCATATCCGCCGTCAATGTACTGTGCAGTTTTATACGCGCTCTGTACACTGGTAAGCATCATTCCTGACCGTTCCGGCGGGAGATATTCAAACTCAATTTCGGGAGCATAGCCTTTCAGCCATAAAAGAACAGCCCGTGAAACACCGTCTTGTTCACGAGCTGTTACCGTGTTCAATTTCTCACTCATCGGTCAAAATCTTGCGCACTCCTTCCCTCCAGTGTCCCTCGTTCACCGCGCGGCTTGCCTCAAACCAGTGCGATTGCGCGTGTTTGTGCACCGCCTTACTGTATTGAAGGTCGCGCTCGGTCAACACCTTGCGCACGCCCTTAGGCGCGAATGTGCTTCCTGTTGCCGGGTCGATCATCACCTTGACGTAATACTGAAAACGTGCATACGGTGAGGCATACACGATGGTATGCCCGTGCCGCTGCACGTTCATTGCCAGTGCTCTGGTTCGCGCCGGAACAAACGGGTCGGTGTCCTTGATGATCTCCTCAACAAGCCACGCGTTCGCCTTTTCCACGCGCCTATCAAGCACGTTGTTTGGCAAGTGCAACTTCATAGAGTAACGTATCATCGGCCGCCCACTTCCAAATGCTGCAACAGGCCGTAGTCATAGCGCGAAACGCTTGTCACCCGGTATGTCTCGTGCTTCTCACGGCATTTCTGGTAGCTGCCCTCATCCGGCACATCACCACGGGCGAAATAGTCCTTTTCGGGCGATAGCGTAAGTTCGCACGGCAGAGGGATATGCAGCGTGACGGAATCCGCGCTGTTGAGTGCGGTTTTCGTTGCCGCTGTGCCTCTGGTGCTTTCAATCAACACGCCTGTAAGCACTGTTCGGCCGGACGGCTGAAACAGCGTCACAGTGTGAGGTAATCGCATTTGCAACACCTCCCACCACGGTAAAGTATACCGGTGTTCGCCAGATACATTTCTGCTGCACTGCGTAATTGCGTCTTTGCATCCTGTGCCATCTCTGCGCTACTGCGATAGCTGACCGACCACGAGCCGACGCTTTCGCTTTGCTTTTCCTGCCCGGCAGAAGCCGCGCGGTTTTGGGACGTATCAATGATCTGATACTGTTCCGCCACCGCGCAGCACGCCATTTTCGCTGCGTCGGAATCATCAATCTTTCCGCGCGTCAGATAGGTAAGATACGCTTCGGCGCGACTTTCCAGACGTGGAAAATCGTCCTCGGTGATTTGATTGCCATGATAAGTCGCTTTATAAAATGCGTATTCTACCATGTTTTACTCCTTTAGGCGAGAGTTACAGAAGAAGTGCCATTCTTGCTTACGTCCTGCTGAGAAGTTGCGGTAACGGTCAGAGAGGACGCGCTCTCGTTCTTGTCAACGGTCAGCAGACCATCAGCCGTAATCTTGGTGCCGCCCTTTGCGCCGCCGGAAACCGCCCACGTTACATTGTCAGAAACAATGCCGTCACCGGTTACAGACGCGGTAAACAGCTTAGAACCGCCCTTTGCCACGCTTGCGGTAGACGGCTTGACGGCTACGGTAGAAACACTGCCGCCGTTGCCGTAAACGGAGAACGGGAACGGATTCTCGATGTCCTCGTTGTAAGCAGTCAGCGGGTTTGCAATCTCCCAGCCCAGACGCATAACAGCACGCAGTGCAACCATGTCGTTCTGCATGAGGTTGTACTGGATTGCCTTGGTGTCGGGGTCCTGAATAACGCCCTCGGTGAAAATCTTGAACGTGATATCCTGACGGATAGCATAAACGAGCTGCGACCAGTCGCCTACAACCATCTTTGCAATAGTCGGATCAAATGCGCCGTTGTTCGGGAAATACATATCCATTCCGTCCAGAGCATAGCGAGACGCGCCCTGCATGTCAGTCTTAAAAATCGGCTGACCGGTGGTGTCCACCAGGCCGCGCAGCTTGCCGCGCATCTGTACAGCGGATACAACGCCGTTCGGGCTATAACCGTCAAGCTCAACCTTTGCAATCAGACCGTTTTCGCCCATGATATCGCCGAATACGTTTGCGGAAGCCGCTACGCCGTTACCTGCTGCGATTGCAGACGGAACAACGCCATCACGCCACGTTGCGGGCTTGTCAGCACCGAACAGGATTGCAGCGTCAATCTTCTTGCCGAACGCCTCAACCAGGCGCGGGCGAACCTCACCCCAGATGTCGTAATCCGCATCATCCAGAACTGCCTCCGGGATGGGGACGATTACCGCGATTTCCTCGGCGTAAATCTTCTTTTTGTCCCATGCCATCTTGGTAGTCTGCTTGTACGCTGCGGAGTCAGCCGCGCCAGTGCCGGAAACCTCGCCGTTTACCCAGTAAGCGGTCGGCAGCATATCCAGAACGTTCATGGTCTGGGTCTTGCTGGTCATGTTCGGCAGGCGGCGAGCCATACGCAGTACTGCCGACTCTGCAACAGCGCCCTGAAGGATTTCACGAGTTACCGGCTCCGGGATGAGACCGGAAAGGGAATTGCGGTCAATTACGTTATTTGCCATTGTTAAAAGCTCCTTTTCTTACTTGATTGCCCCACGAATAAGCGCGTTCATTGCCGCGTTGGGGGCGTTTTTCTGGTTGCCATCGCCTACAGGCGCAGTCCAATCAAACGAGGTACGTGGCCGACGTTCCTGCGCGATTGCATCCACAGCCTGTTCAAAGGTGGTCTTGTCATCTACCATCTTCGCAGCCTTGAATGCGATAAATTCCGCCTCGTCACCGGTGAAACCCTTCGACGAAACGTATCTTTCGTGCTCGAGCTGTTCGATCTTCGCGTTCGCCGCCGAAAGGTTGCTTACGGCGGTGTCGCGCTCTTTGGTGATGTTGTTCATTCTGTCCTGCTCGGTCTGCTGACTGTCTTTCCACGTGCGGAATGCGTTCAGCTCTTCCTCGCTGGGCATTTTTTTCCGTTCACGCTCAAGGCGAGACTGGATCATCTTATCTACGTCCGCCTGACTGAATGTCTTTTCCTGCTGTGCAGTAGTGTTGCCCGGCTCACCGGTGTTGGTCTGTGCCTGATTGTTAGTGTCAGCCATAAAATAATCTCCTTGTTTAACGTCCTGTCGGACAATTTGGGTATAAAAAAACACCGCTTGCGCAGCGCATTCTTATTCAATTACTTTCATTCGTTCTGCCTGTGTCGGAAGCTGCGCTGCACGGCTGAAATTACGGTATTCTTTGCGCAAGCGCTTTATGCGGATAGATGTTTGTTGTTCTTTGTCTACCATTCCTGCGGCATTGTAGGCGATTCTACGGCGCTCCAGCTTTCGCACCGTCCGTTCAATCTTGCGTTGCATTTGCGTTGCTTCATACGCTGTATAAGTAACGCCCTCAAACTCAAACGGTGGTTTATCAATGTTTTCAAGCTGTTCGTCGGTGTAAACGCGCTCGGAAACGCCCTCAACAAAGGGGTGCTTGTGGTGTCGGCAGTTCGCACCTTCCAAGCCGTCAACTTCACCCAGGCCACAAACCGCGTAAATGCTGGGATACTTGCCGCCGGTCTTGGTGCTGTAAACCTTGCCTTGCCACTTCTTGTGATTTGACCAAACGTGCGGTTTGTTTACGTCGCGTGCTCCCCTATGCGCTGTAATCTCATACAGTTCAGTTTCAAGCGTTTCTGCGGCGTTCTCCGCGTACTTTGCCGTAAGCTGATTCAAGCCCGTTAGAACGGCTCTACGCGCCGCAACGTCCGCGTGGTCACGGTGCCCGCTTGCGTAGTCAATGGTGTATATGCCGCTGTCTGCGAGGTCTCGCACAGCGTCCTCAAACGCCTGCTGCAACGTAAACGCTCCAGACTGTACCTTCACTTCTGCTTTGTCTAACGCTGCTTGATATGCCTTTGCGATTGGCTGGAATGTGATTCTGCCGTTTGTCTGCGCTGCAAAGCCAAGTGAACGAGTAATGTTTCGATATCCGTCAAGCGTCTGTTCCTGTATCTGCGCAATATCTGCGGCAGACACCCAGAAAAGCGGTTCGGTTACGCTCGCCTTGGTTGCAAGCTCATCGTAATACTTCTGGTTGTACTCAACTACACGCTCAAGCGCGTTTTGTACTTGCGGCGTTGTCTCTTTGCTGTGCTTGGCAATGATATTTTCGATAGCGTCCATATCAAGACCATAGGAGCGTAAGACGCGAATGTCATTCATTGCAACTTCGTTAAACTCTCCGGTCAATTTTAACCGTTTACAGATTTCGCGCAGAATATCCTTTTCCAGTTCACGCATCGCAATGGCGATTGGCTCAGGAGCAGCGTCTAAATACTCCGGTGTGATGGGGAATTTCATTCAATTTCTTCTTCCTCCTAATCGGTCATATCCTGTGCTTTCGGCAGCATCTGTTTCGCTGTCTCGTCGTCCTCATTTAACCATTTGGCTCTGAACTCCCAATCGTTCATGATTCCGGCGTTCAGCAGCTGCATATCGCGCGAAAAGTCAGTGTCCTTGTCCTCGATAATGCTATCGTCAAAATCAATACTGATTTCAACATCTTCATCAAGTCCGGCGTTCATCGCCTCATTGCCGAGGTGCAGGATAATCCTGCACAGTTCTGTTAATGCCTGCTCCAAGATGATTTCATGCTTCTTTATAGTGCGGAACATCGTACTATTCTCGCTGATTACCTGCGTTGCGGTTGCTACGCTCGCGCCATTGAAACGATAGTAATTCTCACCGAATCCCGTCTTGCTGGAAAGCAAATCAAGCTGATCTTGAATGCCCTGATTGTGCTCTGCTGTTCGTAGAGACATATCAATAGGCTGCACCACATTACCGTCCTGAGTGTCCTCCGGCAGTACATAATACGCCAGTTCATCCGGGTCAAACACCGGCTCACCGTCAAGATACTGCGTTGCAGCAGGCTTGACCATAATGCGCTTTTTGCCGAGCAGAAACTCGTTTACATAGCTGTCGTATGCGATATCAACGCCTTTGAGAACGTCGATAGCGTTTGCATAGACCGGAATGCCGAGCGGAATGTAATAATCAAAGTTGTTCGCGATGTTCAAACGATCAATCACAAACTGCCGCTTGTTTGAACCGGTATGCACAACAGGTGGAATTTTTTCAAACCCCGGCACGCTTGCAAGGCTTTCTTCAAACAAACTTTCATTTGTGATTTTGAAAATGCGGTTTTCGATGTCGTAAAAACCGATTTCATTTCGCTTGTGGATTTGCAGATAGCAGTAATCCTCGCCTTTCACGGTGGTTCTGCTGTCGAACGCGCATTCCATGATAACGCCGTTCTGCCATGCCAGAGGGAAAATGTGCTCTACAGTCACATAATCAATCTGAATGCCGTTTGCTGCGCCTACAATAGGCTGTTCGCCGTCCGACACTGCACCGACAACACGCGGAATGTATGCGACCGTACCCAGTGCAGACTTCATTTCCTGCATCTCGTTCGCCTTTACCTCGAAGTTGTTCTCTTCAAAGATGCGGTCGATGAACGCCTGTTCTTTCTCGCCCTCCAATGTGATTTTCACCTTTTCGTTCATGAGTAGGTTCGCCCAGTCCTCGGCTAACTTCTTGGCCATACCGAGCGTATATCGCTTGCAATGCACGGTTCGGCCGCAGTTCCGCACCTTGTAATGGTGGAATGACTTCACATCACCCACATACCAGCTGCGCCACTCCGCAACCTTACCGTAAAACTCGGGGGCGATTGTGTTATAGCCGAGCTCTTTCAGTTTTTCAATGATCGTCAAGCAATCACTCCCATTCTTCTGTAAACGCGCTCAAGGGCGTATCTCGTGGCGTCAATCAGATGGTTCTTTTCATCTGGATAGCCGCTGATGATCTCGCCGTCCTTGTCGCGCTCATACTCATAGTTCACAAACTCATCATAGGCGTGCGGCGTTCGCTTGCGGTCGATGACAAGTGTCCTGCGCTGTAGCCACTTCATGCCGTACTCGACACTGCCGGGGCCCTTCACGGCCTCTTTGGCAGGCAGTCGCATAGCGCGGTAGTCTGCAACGCTTTTTGGCTCTGCACTGTCGCAGGTGATAAACGTATCATTATAGCCGCGCTCCATGATAATACCGGCGCTTTCCTCGTTACTCAGCTTGTTTTTGTATATCTCATCGATAAAATACACCGTCTCACGCGCCCTGTCGTAGTGAACGCGGATAAAAGCGAACGGGTCGGGGAACCATCCCCAGTCAGCGCCTTGATAGATATGATCGAACGTTGCCACCTCATCGTCTGTGATTTCTCGCAGTTCAAGGTTTTCAAAGACGTTGCCGCCCGTGCCGACCGGAATGCCGAGGTATTCATGCTGATACGCTCGCTCGTTCGTCAGTTTTAGGTGCTCCGCCTCATAAATAAACTGATCGCCTAACCACTCGCGCGGCGCTTCAAGGTACGTGCTGCGGTGGCAGAGACGGTCAGGGCGTTCTTCTAAACTGTCCTTGTTCGCCCAGTTGTCGCGGCTGATCGGAGGGTTATAACTCTCAAAGTTCCAATACTTATCACCGCCGCGCATTGTAGACTGCAAGATCGTTCGGATTTCCGCGCGTCCTGCGAACTGGTCTTTCTCCTCGAAATGCGTAACAGCAATATAACCAAACGGAACCTTGATTGACTTGATTTTCATCGGGTCATCAGCGCCGCGAAACATGATTTTCTGTCCGGTCGGGCGATATATCAGCTCCATCGGCGATACTTTCGCGTCCCAGTAGTCAGCCATGCCCAGCTCACCAATTGCCCATACATACTGTGCGTATACACTATCGCGGATGGTGTTTGCAACCTTGCGTAACACAAGCGCATGCGTTCCGGGGTTGTGGATAAGCAGCAGCGGAACGACAATCGACACAAACGACGATTTCAGCGAGCCACGGCCGCCGCTCTCATCGTAATGTGTGTGACCATGCTCAAACACATCGTGCGCAACGGCGTAAAATGCCGGTCCGATGATCTGCGAGAGTTTCAACTCAGACATCAATAATCACCTTCACGCCTTCGCTTTCGATCTTTTCCTCTACTGCGTCGCGCTGTCCGAGGTACTGCTTGCCCAACCAGATAAGCATCTGGATGTTACCGCCACGAGCAGCGTTAAACTGCCAGTGTCGCAGGCTCAGCTTCATTTCGGCCATGCCTTTATAATATGCTTCGGTCACATCCTTGCGATTCGCAAAGGTCGCACGCGCGAAGCCTAATGCTCTTGCGATTTCCTCTTGCGTGTTGCCCTCGCTTGCCAGCTCGCGCACCGCTTCAAGGTCGATTTGTTTCTTTGGTCTGCCTCTTGGCATTTACTTTTCCCTCCCTTTCCCAAAAGAAAACCGGCTGGGACGCTATTCCCAGTCGGCGTACTTTTGAGTGTTTTTTCATCAGGCCGAGGACGACCGCGCGCGGGAAGCGCCTGCTTCCCGACGACCCGAAACAAAGTTACGGACGCGAGTTCCGATAGATCGTGCTGCTCTTCTGATTGCCTTCATGCAGTTCACCTCCTTTTATTTATGCAACGAAAAGGACTATCTTTTCAGATAATCCTTTTCGTGTTTAGTTAGTCTCCTATAGTTCTGCCTAAATATTCCTTTGACCCTTTCCCAATCCGCGCGAATTTCAGATCGCCAGTTTTAATAGGTCTTTTCACCGCCCGGCTCACGCACCCGCGTCAGAGTATTTTCTAAATAGCATAGCAAACCCCGCTCACCAAAGCCATAAGGTGAGCGGGGTTTGCTATATTTACGACTGTTTCGGTTTTGCAGGACTCGCGCCTGCTTTCAGCACTATGCAAACCGGTATACCTCCACAGGGAGGTATGGGCGCTATCGTCGCGTCTGTACGTCGGGCTTTTACCGAGGCTTGCGCCGCT